CTAACGCCGAACAGGGTCTGGCGTCGCACGCATCAATTCAGCAGGAAATGGATTTAGAAACGTGCGCGCCAGCTCAGGATTGTCGCAGTTCAGCCAGGCGTTATATTGCTCTGGCGGCACGATGACCAGCGACCGCTTCTCATCACCAGGACGGTGCATACGCCGCATCAGTGGATGCTCATCCGCATTGATGGTGATCTGCGCAAACGAGAATTCTGATCGCACATCGTCAATGCGCCACTCTCGCCATATTCCGGCAACAGCGAACGGCTCTCCGCTCACCATATCGATCCGCATGCGAACCGCGCGGCCTGTCTCGTAGCATGGCTCGAAAAAAGCCTGAATCGGGACGAGGCAAAGTTTTCCTTGATGCCAAGCTGACTTGAAAGTCGGCTCCTCACCAATGGATTCAGCCCTGGCATTCATCGTGGCGTATTTTTCCCCATCAGGCAGATGTTGCTTGGGCACAAAACCATAAGACGCGAGCCGAAGTCCGCCAGAAAGGACAATCGGCGCATTGTAGTCCTGCCTGCACTCTGGAGGCCAAGGCGCAGAGAGTGCACCTAGGCCGAAGCGCTGGAGCTGGACCGTGTTGACGGGGATGAAGTTGACGCACATGTACTAAGGGTAGAACACGCCACGTCAGAAAACCTGTCCAAATGGTCAAAGGTACAACATGATAAAAATATGGTAGTTTCCGCAATCTTTTTATCGTGGCCCTGAAATGAAGCGCATCATCCGCCTGGGAGACCCCACCGACCACGGAGGCAAAGTCGTCAGCGCGTCCAGCACCACTACCATGTTCGGCAAGCCGGTCGCTCTGGTCGGTGACGCCGTAACCTGCCCGCAGCAAGGCCACGTCAACTGCACCATCGTCGAAGGTGACCCCTCATGGACCGTTGGCGGCAAAGGTGTCGCGCTGGAGGGGCATAAGGTCAGCTGCGGCGCCACCTTGATCAGCACCATGGGCGAAGTCGGCCGCAGCTACGAGGGCAGCGGAGCCGCCAGCGCCGGCGCTGCAGCAGCATCCAGCAACGCCGCGGGCGCGGCTGTTGCCGCCGCAGCCGCTGCGCTGGCCAACCTGTTCAACGACAAATACCAGCTGCTGGATCAGCACCAGCGTCCACTTGCCGGCCACGCCTACGCGATCGAGCGCGAGTCAGGCGAGATCGAGCATGGCGTCACCGACGACGACGGCCACACCCACTTACTGGCCGATGTGGCGCGCGCCGAGAACATCAAAATCTACGCGGAGTAGTGGATGGCAACCATCAAATCACCGGACGGGAAAGAGCTGCAACTGGTTAGCAGCAAGGCATTGACTCCGAAGACCGATCAGAGCGTCAAACAAATCACCGTCCCGCGTGAGACGGTGGAAGTGCTGGTCAGCGACTCGCGGCTGGTCTCGATGGGCTCGCAATTCGGGCACACTGCGATCGAAATCGACGGCACCGTGTATGGACGGGCGCACCCAGGCTGGGACGTCGACTCGCGCGACCACTACCTGATGCGGCAACAGCAAAAGATGCACCGGGATACCTGGGGGTATAAGCTGTCGGTATCGGCCGCCGAGAAGGCCAAGATTCTGGCGTTCATCAACAAGCAAAGAGCCGAAAACCGCGAGTACCGCCTGACCGATAACAGCTGCTCATCGAATATGGCCGACGCCCTTGGCGCCGCTGGCATCGTCGCATACGACCCACGCTGGTCCTTCGGCACCGTGGTGTCGCCGGCCGACCTGATGGCCGGGCTCAGCCACTCGCGGCGCCTGGTGCAAAAAACCACCTATCCAAAGAAATGATGATGAAGAAAGTAGCGGCTTTGGCCGCCATCGCCACAACGCTGGCTGCATGCGGACACCCGATGACACCGTGCGTGGCCACAAAAGCCACGCCGGCCTATGCGGAGGTCAACGGCTACCCGGGCCAACCAGCCTTCACGATTCCAGCCGGATCTATCTGCGATCTGGGTGAAACGGTATATGGCAAGGTTGACGCCTATACCGAGGTGAAATGCAAGGCAGGCCATGGCTGGGTTTTGGATAAAGAAAATTTCAGAGCAGTAAAATAGCAGTCCAACTTCAATGGAGAGAAAAATGCTAGAACATCTGAAGTCCACATGCGAACACGATGGCGATGTAGAAGTTGAAGCAAAACTCAATGGAAGTCGCGTAAAGTTCCGCATTACCAGAGAAGCTATAAACGATTTCCTAAGAATGTCTGATGATGGAAAAAAAACGGGAGAGCGACTAACAGAAAACTGGGCAAGTTTTGAGCCCGCGCTTGAAAAAATTTTGTCAAAGCACTCTCATGAAAATTTAATCATCAAAACGGAAATGCTATAACCGTAAGCATTACGGCCCGGCACACCGGGCCTCATATCCAACTCCTAAAACAGCCCTCCGCTCTCTTCCACATTCCAATTCGTAATCACCAACTCACCAGAAACGCCCGCCGCACCCTGGCGCTGGTTGCCGTTGCTGTAACGGATGTCCAGCTCCAGCATGTTATGGCCGGCGAACGCACGCCGGATGTCGGGGTGGTCGTTGATGCTGACCATCACCCGGCTACGCACGCTCCGCATGATCTCAGCCATGGCCTCGTACTCGCCGAACGGGAACGGCACGCCGTAGCCCTCGGTCTGCCAGTACGGCGGGTCAAGGTAGAAAAACGCGTGCTCGCGGTCGTAGCGCTCGATGCAGCGCCGCCAGTCCAGATTCTCGACCGTGACGCCGGCCAGGCGCAGGTGCGCGGCGGACAGGTTCTCCTCAATCCGCAGCAGATTGACCGTCGGCGCCGTGGTCGACGTGCCGAAGGACTGGCCGGCCACTTTCCCGCCGAACGCGTGCTGCTGCAGGTAGAAAAACCGCGCCGCGCGCTGGATGTCGGTCAGCGTCTCCGGCCGGGTCTCCTGCAGCCAGGCGAACACCTGGCGGCTGGACAGCGCCCATTTGAATTGCCGGACAAACTCCTCCAGGTGGTGCTGGACGACGCGGTACAGATTGACCAGATCGCCGTTCACGTCGTTGATGATTTCGCACTGCGCTGGCTGCTGCCGCAGGAAAAACAGCGCGGCGCCGCCGCAGAACACCTCGATGTAGCAGCTATGCGGCGGGAACAGGGGCAGCAGGCGGTCAGCCAGGCGACGTTTGCCGCCGATCCAGGGGATGATGGGGGATGCGTTCATGTAGGACTCCCAGGCTCTCGCAGGGGCTCAGGAGTGGGGGCACGCGGCCCTCGGAGGAATGCTGGCAGATGCCGGCGGGGGTTAAATGCCTTCGGGCATCAGGTCGCCGCTGTCGAGATCGGCGCAGTAGCTCAGCCTGGCCAGCTGCTCGGCCGGGACGTCGGTGGCCACGCCGCCGACCGCCTCGATCACGATCCCGTATTTGCGGCTCAATTCAGCCAGTTCGCGGCAGAAATCGCGGTATTCGGTCGGTATCATTTGCTGCTCCTGTTTCGTTGTTGGCGTGGCACCATTACCGCTCTGCCTGCGGCACCCGTCCAGTACTACCCGCCGGACTGCCGCCCGGCAGTGGCGAGGTAGCGACATAGCAGTTCATAGCCCGGCAGCGCGGGCATTTGATATTCAGTTTCATGAACTCGCCCTCGGCAAGCTTCTTATTGCAACAATTACAACGTACTTCAATCATGACGAGCCTTAATTGTCTGTGATAGGCTTTCCATGCTGTCGACAGCTGGGAAAGCCCTGGTCAAGGCTCGCAGGAGATGCTGCGAGTACTACGATGGCGCGGCCGGCTGTTCCCGCAGCAGGCCGCGCCGCTTTCTTACTGCGCGGTGGACCCACCGCGTTTCATCGCATCGATCGTGCGCGCTTTCTCAGCGCTGCCGGCCGAACTGCCGTAGTAGTACTGGATGATGGAACCGAACGCCGCGCCCAGCGCGCCGACCAGCACCAGCAACGAGTCGCGGCCGGTAGGCGGCAGTTCCTGAAAAATCATCAGCGCCATGATGGCAAAGAAGCCGGCGACGACGACGGCGGCCAGCAACCGCGGCGTGATGTCGCCGGTTTTGACCTCCCGTTCACGCGCGCTAGCGCGGTCGCCGGCGGCGATCGCCTCCAGCGCCTGCTGGTTTTGGAACCCGAGTTCCTGCATTTTCGCCGCGAACTGCTGGTCAGCCTGTTTGACAGCCAGCATCTGCTCCGGCGTCGCGCCAGCCAGAGCCTGTTTCACCGCCTCCTCGGTTTTCTCCGGCAGGCCGATCGCATCGGCCACCGCGCTGACAGCCATACCGCCCAGTGGGCCACCCAGCGCGGTGCCAATCCACGGCGCCACCGTGGCCACTATCGATTTCCAGTCCATCACACATCTCCCTTCGATTGAAACAGCGCTTGCTCCGCCAGCCGGCGGCGGGTCAGCCCCGGAAGCACCTGGCCACCGGCTCGGTTCCAGCGCGGGAACTGGCCGGCGGCGCCGGCATAATCGCCGGCGTTCAGCAGGCGCAACAGCCTGGAGCCCTGCAGATTGCCCAGGCCAAGGTTGTAGCTGAAGCTGACCATGGCATCGAACTGGCTCTGGCTGAGCGGTACGCTCACCAGCTTGGCCACACCCGCCTCAAAGCGCGCCAGATCCTGCTGCAGCAGTTGGTCAGCTCGCTCTTGGGTAATCACGCGGCCGCTCGCGACGTCGGCACCGGTATGGCCGTAGCCTATGGTCCAGATGCCCACCACATCTTGATAGGCACTTAGCCTTATCCCCTCAAACTGCTTGATCAGGGCGAGGCCCCTATGACTGATTTTCACAATTCATACCCTCAAAAAAAATAGGCCCGCCATAGCGAGCCTCAGTGCATTCTATCTTTCATCGGCAATTTAATTTCTCAAGCCGACTCTGCCACCTAGATTCAGCGCAATATGCCACCAAACCACATTCATTGAAATAAACTTAGACTTTTAAATTGAAAGATCATTGCCAGAATAGAAAAAATAATAGGAAACAAAAAATCCAACAAAAACCACCTTAAATTTTGACTATTAATAAAAAACACAAACCATAAATCAAACCTCTCCAATGATGATTTTAGTCTAGGGTTTAAAAAAACATTCTCTATATTAGTAATGTCGCGCTGAAAAAACACAAGCTTATCATTAATTTCTTTTAGCTGAGTAAAACATGCATTCGTTTCCCTATCGCCAGAATCCAGTATATTTTCTATTCTTGCCAATGCTTCCTTTGTAGCATTTACATGATCAGAGGCCTGCATCATCTCTCTGGACTGCGAAATCCACCAGAAATATAAAGTGCTATTTCTTTCCTCGCCTGTGGCATCTGCAAATGGATTATCCTGACTGCCAGATGGAGTAAATAATTTCTTTGCCCCAGTAAGTCGCACACGCCACTCAACAAGCTGATCCATCGACAACCAACTGAAATTCAAAAGCAGATACAATATAACCAACAAAATTCCAGTAGAAATACCATTATCCGTCAGCCCTATAAAATGCAATCCAAACACAGGACCAGCGGAGTCTAACCTAACTCCTGAATAAGTTGAAAACAAAGATATCGAACTAACAAAAACAAGGTTTCTCTTTATTTTTTGCGCATAATCACTCATATCCAAAAATGCCGGACTTCCCAATACTTTTTCAATTTGCCTCACAGCTTCCGCATCCATTTCTCATCCTCACAATATTTCCAAAAAGTATGGCATGTTATGGATTTTATTAAAGTTGGTACATCGCTACTTTTCAATGCATTGAATCAAATAAAATATCCAGATGAACTACAAATAGGTAGACCCGCCGTAGTGGGCCTCCCCTTCACTTAGGTCAGCGCTTCATCCTCTCCAGCCGCCCCTTCAGCCACACTTCCAGGTACTGCGCGCCGAGGATGCCTGCCGCGCTCCCGATCCCCATCAGAGCCGGTAGCGGCAAGTCGGGCACCTGCATCAGCACCACGCCAGCGACTGTCGACGCGGCGCTCCCCATGATCGACCGGCCCAGCGCCAGCCTCAGTGTGATCTGCTCATTGCTTACCAACAGTTTCCCCAACCCAATTGCGGCACCGACGCATACCAGCAGCACGAGGCCCTTCTCGTGATCTTGCATCTACCTCTCCCTATAAAAATGGCCGGAACAAGCCGGCCCCCCCTCTTCCCCGCGCGTTACTGCGGCGGTAGTGCGTATGGCGCCAGCGCCGCGGTAGCGGCCACGCCCAGCGCGATGGCCAGCGGCTGGCCGGCTTGCAGATCCTCCGCCGCCAGCGGCCGGGGCTCGCCGACATAGGTCTGCAGTTGCTGGCTCATCGAATTGGGCTGATCGGCGGCGAAGCGCAGCGACACGCCCGCCACGCCGGCCGGCGACATGCGGATCAGCAATTCATATGGGTATTGGTTCATGTTTCTCCTCACACAGGGTTGCCGGTCCGGACGCTGATCCAAGCCGTGCCGTTCGAAAACGCGATCGCCGCGCCGCCGGCGGCGTCGGTGATGTAGACCGTCGCGCCGGCATAGGCGGCCGGCGCCGGCGCGGTGGTGCGGGTGTAGGCCGGCGCGGGCACCGGCGTGCTGCCGAACTGGCTGGTGGTCAGCAGGTTCTGCGGCGGCACCGTCAGGTAGTTGCCGGCCGGCAGCGCCGCGCCGACATTGGCCGGGCTGGCCGCCCAGCCGCCATTGGTGGTGTCTCCGAACGCGCTGCAGCTGTTGGCGCCGGCCCAGGCCGGCAGCTGCGCGTACACGGTGTACGCGGTGGTGCCGTTCTGGCAGACCATGAAGGTGCAGCCGGCGCCGCCAAACACCATGGCGGTGGCCGCCCCGAAGAACGGCCCGGAGCTGCCAGGCTGCTGGGCGGCGCCGTTGCTGGTGCTGAACAGCAGCGTCGCCATCCCCAGCTGGCTGTTGAGGGCGTTGTAGCCGTTGCTGAACAACAGCATCAGCGCTAGCTTGGCGCCGCCCTGCGGGCAGTTGAACGTGCCCAGGCGGACATATGACGTGGCCGCCTTGGTGTCCGGGACGTTGTCCTGGCGCGGCGGTCGGTAGCCCAGCGCCTGCAGCACCTGGTCGGACTGCAGCGACTTCACGCTGCCGGCCACGCCCGACACCGAGATCGGCCAGGTGCCGCTGGCGTTGGAGCCGTCGGCGCGCAGCACGTTGGCGGCGCTGGGCACCGTGCGGGTGCCGCCAGCGGCGTCGGTCAGCGTCACCATGCCGTTGCCGGTCAGCCAGGCGTTGAACTGGTCCATCGTCAGGTTGTAGCGCTGCATCAGCTGGGTGATGGATACCGCGATGTCGCCGAGAGTGGGGTCTGCCATCAGGCCTCCAAAGCGCAAGCCCCGCTGTCGCGGGGCTTCGGGTAGGTGTGTTTGACTTGCCGGATCTGCTCCAGCACCTGCGCCGCCTGTGGCGGCAGCTGGCCGGGCGGCAAGCTGGCCACCACGCGCCATAGCGCGTCCAGCTGATCGCCGATGTCCGGGTACTGCTGGCGCCGCGCCGCGGCGTGATCTCCAACGTGATGGATTTTCATGTCGTCACCTCAAAAATCGCCGTCTGCTGCGGCCAGGCCTCCACCACGATCTGGTGGCGGCCCGGGTGCGCGAACGACAGCTCGCAAAACGCATCCGCGCACGGGTACGGCGTGCCGTCGAGGATCAACCGGCACGGCGCCGGCAACCGCCGCAGCGTCATGCCATCCAGCACCGCGCTGGCGGGCGGGCGCGGCACGATGGCGCCGGCGCGCACATACTGCGTCACCGGGTCCGCCACGCCGATCAGGATTCGCTTGCCGGCGGCCTCGTCCAGCTGGATGTTCTCCGGCCGGCTGGTGCCGGTCTGGACGATGCGGCCGGCGTCGTCATACTCGATGATGTCGATGGGCATCCCTACCTCCTGAAAAGCACGCAGCCGTAACGGATCACGCCGCTTTTTTGAATCGCCGGCGACGAAACCCCGACCGTGACCACCTCGCCGGCATTGACGTTGAGCACCAGCACCGCGCTGCCGTTGACCGGCACCGACCGGTTGCGGCCATACAACGTGGCCACCGGATCGGCAAACGGCGAATCGGCGAAAGCCAGCAGCGTGCCGCTGTCGCTGCAGCTGAACTGGAACGAGTAATTGAACGCGTTGGTCCAGCCGTTGACGGTGATGCTGCGGGTGTCGTTCTTGCTGACCGCCTCGCCGCGGATCTGCAGCGTGTCCACCATCAGGTTGCGGATGAAGCTGGCATCCATGCCGTTCATGCTGACCACGATGTTCCCCACCGCGTCCCGAATGGTCATGCCCCGGGTGTCGATCTGGCCGACCGTCAACTGCCCCTTGATATACGCCGCCCCGATCCCTGTCATGTCGACTACTACGCTGCCGGCTTGGTCGCGGATGGTCAGCCCGCGGCTGTTGATCTGACCGGCATCGATCGAGTCCAGCGCGATCACCCGCCGGCCGACGATGGTGCCGTCGGCGATCAGCGAGCCATCCACGCCGACGGCCGGCTGGCCGTTGATGCGGGTGACGCTGAACACCGGTTTCGGATTGCTGCCATCCGGCAACGCCACCTGAAACGAGTCGGCCAACACCGCGAACGATGAGCCGCCGGCGCCGCTGTTCAGCTGGATGCCGGCGACGCGCGGGTTTTGTCCCTTGCCGTCCAGCTGCACCTTCACCGCCCATTGCCCCTGCACACCATCAATAGACTGCGACAGCTGGGTGATGGTCGCGCTGTTGCCTGCCACTGCGGTTTGCACCCGGCTGACCTGCGTCGCCAGCGCGCTGGTTTCGCTCGCCCGCGCCATCATCTCGTTGACCACGGCGCCGGCGTTGTCTGCCACCGCCGCCTGCAGCACGTCGATGTCCGACGCCATGGCGGCGTGCTGCTCCGCCCTCACCTGCTGCTCGCTGGCGATGGCGGCCGAGGCCTGGCCGCTGACCACCCGCGCGCCGCGCGCCTGCGACCAGCTACTGTCCACCTGCAGCACCGCGCGCAGCAGCGCCCGGGCCGCCGCGTCCGAGCTGGTGATGCTGCCGGCCACATCGGGCGCCAGCAGGCTGTAATCGACGCTGCCCTTCATCAGCTGGAGCAGCAGCGCGGGGTCTTTCACCGTTTGCGCTTTGGCGCTGACCGGCGCGGAAGCGTTGCCCCAGCTATCGACCACTACCAGCTGGTAACGCACCTCCACGCCGAGGGCGATGCCCATATGCACCCAGCTGGCCGCCGGGTAGGCCACGTCGGCCAGCTTCGACCAGCTCTTGCCGTCCATCGAGGCCAGGATCTGCGCGCCGCGCAGGTCGGCCCGGTCCGGGTAGGCCCAGCGCAGCGTGATCTGCATCGCCTCTCCGATCGCCTGAAACACCGTGGCCGCCGCCGGCGGCACCGCGTGGCCCTGCACCGTCAACGACGCCAGCGCCGGTGCCGACAGCGTGCCGTCGGCGAATACCGCCGCCACCGACGCTTCCAGCGGGCCGGGGTCGACATCCCAGCTCGACGCGGTATCCGGCACCACCTGCACCGACCAGGCGCCGCCGGCGCGCCGCCATTTCAGCTGGTAGTTGATCGCGCCGCGCAGCGGCGGCCAGACGGCCGTCACCACCGCCACGCGCCGGCCGTCGCCGGTCACCCGGCTGGATTCCGACAGCCGCAGGAAGCCCAGCGCCGGCGGCAGGCTGGGCGCCGGGCCGCCGCTGCTGAAATCTCCGGACTCGGCGGCGTAGTATTCGGGCCGGTCGTCGATGGCCGTGAATTTGATGCCGTCGGCGCTGGGTTTGACGTCGACGATTTTGACGCGCCGGCCAGGCTGCGCGCCGTTGTCGTAGAACCACATCCAGTCATACGGCACATCGTCCGGCGAGCCATCCGGCACCGGCAGCGGGCCGCCGGCGTCGGACACCGGAATCAGGTCGCGCAGCTGCAGCGTATCGCTGTCACCGCTGCCGGCCTTGACCCGGTAGGTCGAATAACGGCCATCCGGGAAGCGGATGCCGACCCAACCGCTGGCGCCCAGCGGCACGGCGCGGTCCAGCAACAGCTGGCCGCGGCTGCCGCCGAGCAGCCGGCCGGAGTAGGACCAGCTGGCCAGGTCGTGGCTGAGCAGCACCACGTCGCCGCGGGTGGCCACCAGACCCTCGAAATCGGTCTCCCAGGACACCCGCCGGCGGTGGTACAGCTGCGAGGCGGCGATCAGGTTCGCCTCGCGGCCGGCCATGCCGGCGTCGCAGCAGCCGACGAAGTCCAGCGTCACCGGATTGGTCGGCGCAATGGTGCCCGGCACGGCCACCCGCACCTGGTCGAGCTCGAAGCCCTTGGCCGGGTTGCTGAAATTGACCACCACCTCGTCGGCGGTCTGTTCGTTGGTGTACTCGATCCGGAACGAACCGGCGCGGATATTGGCCGGGCCGAACACCGCCACCGTCGGCAGCTCTGCCGCGTCCCAGATCACGCCCAGTTTGCCGGTCTGCCAGGTGTAGCGCGCGCGGCCGCAGCGGGCAATCATGGTCAGCACGTCGGCGATGCTGTAGGTGCGGTCCAGCACCAGGCCGATGCTCAACTTTTTGGCGTCGCACCACGCCGCCCACACCTTGATGGCGTCGATGTCGATGCGCGCGTCCGGCAGGCCGGCGCCGTACCGCCGCCGGCCCTGGCCATCGAAGCCGCCGCGGGCGAACCACAGATACCACCAGGCGGGGTTGGTCGTCGGCTGCGTCGCCCAGCCGCTGCCGGTCCACACCGGGCAGCTGGCCACCGCCATCGCCGACAGCTCGTCGACCGCGCCGTTCAGCTGGCTGGACGCTTTGATCTTGAGCCCGACGCGGCGCTGGCCGGCGTAGTTGGTGCTGTCCTGGCGGTAGGCGCGCAGGCCGGCCAGCGCGAAATCGTTGCGCTCGCGCGAGCTGCTGACGTCGCCGCTGGTCTTGCGGACGCGGATCTCGTACTGCGCCGCCGGCAGATCCTGCCGCAGCGTCTGGCGGACCGGCGTGATGCTGTTGCCGGCCAAGCGGTATTTGCCGTACTGGTCGCCGCCATAGGGCTGCCAGGCGCCATCCGGCAGGCGCCGGAACTGGATTTCGGTATCGACGTTGCGCCAGTCCATGCCGCCCTTGTCGTTGGCGTAGTAGGCGACGCCCTGCAGGTCCAGGCCGATGCCGACCGTATCGCGCGCCACCTGGCGCACCACCCAGCCGTCCGAGTTTTTGACCTCGCGGCCGGCGTCGGTGTCGACGTTGGCGAACACCCCCGGCAGCCGCCCGGCGCCATCGGCGGCGATATCCGGCATCGGCGGCGGCAGCAGCGCGTTGACCAGCATCGAGCCGCCTATCATCACCGCCGCGCCGGCGGCGGTGGCCATGCCGGACGAGCCGAAAAGCGCCGCTCCGGCGGGGCCGGCCACGTAGGCCGCCGCCACCATCACCGCCACCATGGCCACGGTCCGCAGCACTTTGCCGGCGCCGCCGCCGGCCACTACCGCGCGCACCTCGATGAAATCGCCACGGCGCAGCCGGTAGCGGCGCCAGTCCGGCAGCGGGCGGCCGTTGACGCATACCGCCAGCGGACCTCGGTCCACGGCAATCTGCAGCCGGCGCAGGTAGCCGCCCAGCGTTTCGTTGCGGCGGTGCGGCTCGTAGATCACCTGGCGGCCGGCGGCGGTCAGCGGGTGCGGCGAATGCACCAGATTCGGTTGCGTCACAGCCATTCGTAAAATCCCTCCACGGTGTAACCCTGGCGCGGCAGATCGCGCAGCCGTTGCCGCAGCACGAATCCGGCGGCCTCGTCGGCGTGCAGCACCCACCACTCGCCAGCCAGGTGGCACATCACGCCGATGTGCTGGGCGCGGCCGCGCGCGAGCAGCAGCACCGGCTGGGCGTCCAGCGGCGCATCGACGCGGCGGGCGAATGCATCTTGGTATTGCCGGATTTGCGCGTTGCGGCCAAATGGCCCCGGCCGGCGCTCGCCGGGCAGCTGGATGTTGCGGCCCAGCACCTCGCGCGCGACGGCGCAGGCCAGGACAGCGCAGTCGGCCGTGTCGGCGATGTAGTCCTGGCCTACATAGCGATCGGACCAATGCATGGGGAAACCTCGAAAATCAGAACAGCGCCGGCGCGGTGCTCGGCGTGTAATAGGCGGTGACGGCGGGCTGGTTGAGCAGGTCGGCGTAGCCGAGGGTGGCGGACACCTTTTGCCGGTCCATGGCCAGCCCGCTCATGTCCAGCGTGATGTCGAACTCGACCAGATCCGGCGTCGAACGCATCACTTGCAAGATGCGGCAGGTGGCGCCCACGCCGCCGCCCGACTGCTCCAGCCATTGCGTCAGTTCGCGGCCGATGTTGTCGATCTCCAGCCGCGCCTGCGGCAGCTGGTTGTCGGAGTCATCGGGCAAGGTGATGTCGAAGGCGCAGGCCACGAACTCGTCGCCGGCGACGACGATGTTCTGCGTGTCGCCGACGATCCGGACTGGCACTGCCAGCAGCGGGTGGCGGATCTCCAGCAGCGTCAGCAGGATGTCTTCGGCGCTGGTGGCGTTGAGCTGCTCGCGGGCGTGCTGGGAATAGGACCTGACCATTCGGCTCTCCTGAAAAGCAAAAACCCCGCCAGAGCGGGGTTTTTTAATATAATGAAATTAATTATCCGCGATGAACAATACAAGCGTTCAAAGCCTCCACGACTTGCAATATCCACTTTTCACTCAAATCTTGCAAAGCCTGCGTCTCACCCGATGCCGTGCTCAGCACAACATAATATTTCGTTTTCAAGTTTGCGTACCATATACCGCCTATTATTAACAACACCAACCCCACCCCAACATCACCATTTTTCAAGCCTCCCAAAAGTGCAAGCCCACCAATTATCAAAATAATAATGGGAATAACCTTGCTGGGGACATTTTTGTGCGCCCTTACTGCCGTAACGCCACTCATCGCAAAAACTCTATTGTTCGGTAATGAAAATAGGGTGGTTGTAACTTTAACTCCTTTATCTGAAAAGAAAACCTTATCGTCTAAATCTTTAACCTCAACATCGCCGCCAGCCAGTAGCTTCTTCTTTTGAGATTCGAACTCCTCTTGAGAAATAACTCCTTTCTCTTTCAGTTCATTCAGTTTAATAATTTCATTGGCTACAGAAGTCATATCAACCTCAAGAATATGTTGACCAAAAAAGCACAACCATGCCATCAGAATAGCAGCTCTACGGCATTACGTCCTCTTCAAGTAAAGCCATACATATCCCCATGAGGAATACTCCACTTCAAACATCTTTACCCAATTGTCTCGATCTGCAACTGCATCTGCCACTTCTGCCGGCCATCCCATTGCCAGCGGCACGGAAGCGTGCCGGATATCCTCCCCCTCTTCTGCTGTCCGCTGATCGGGTCCTTCCAATTGAACCAACCGACACCTCCGGCGATATCGATGCGGAACCAGTTGTCAAACCTCGCCCGCTCTACATCGCTTCTCACCTTGATGGTGATGGTGCGGGTAATGATCGGCTGTGAAAAAAGGCGGCGCTGCTTGGGCAGTCCGCCATCCATCTCAGTACGCTGCAAACCGTAGTTGGCCTCTTCCGTATAGCCATCGGCCAGCATCAGCGCATAGGCCGGAAATTCAGGCATCGCCATCGTCAAATCCTCTTGATTGCGTCGCGGATTGGCCCGCCGCGCTTGATGTCCTCCAGCACCACGCTCACCACCATCTCTCGGCCATCGAACCGCGGCTGCGCGCTGGTGGCCTGCAATTGCTGGCCCGACTTGTTGATCAGCTCCACCCGGATTGACGCCGGCGCCGCCGACTGCTGCTGGCGGACGGTCTCCGGCACGCTGTAGCTGCCGGCCGTGCTTGAAGCCCGGCCGACTCCGCCGCCGCTGGCTAGCCGCTTGGCGTTGAGCGCGTGCAGCGTGCCGAGGCCGTAGTGATCCACCGCTGCCGCGCGCACCACAAACTCGCCGTTCGACAGCATCGCCGGGATGCTGTCGCTGGTCGGCGTGCCAGGGCCGAGCACCGGGCCGCCGGTCGAATACCCTGCTGCACCGTTGACGATGGGCGCCGCCGAGCCGCTGCTTTGAAACAGGCCAGACAGCATGCCGCCCATGCCGCCACCCATCATGCCGACCATACTCTGCCGGATCTGGATGCGGATCAGGTCCTCGATGATGCTGTTCGCCAGATCGGCAAACGACAATTTCCCGGTCATCACGAACTTGGTCAGCCCGTCCTCCATCCCGCCGAACGCCCTGGAGAACATCTCCTCGGTCTGACCAGCGACATCGCGGGCATGATCGATGTAGTTCTCCAGCGCCCGGCCAGCGCCCAGCGACCAATCCCCAGCCGCCTGCCGCATGGCGGCGAAGTGCATCTGCTGGTTCGCCACCATCTGGCCGGTGCTGGCGTCGATCGCATCCAGCGCGCGCTGGTAGGCGACCGGATCGATCAGCTTCAGGTCCAGATCCTCGGCCAGTCGCCGCTTGGCCTCCACCGCCCGCTTGCCAAGCTGGTCCAGCGCCGCGCTTTCCTGCCGGTATCGGTCGCCCCGTCCCAGGCCGATGCTCTCCCGCGCATTGGCCTCGGCCTGCTCCTGCGCCTGCGCGCTTAGGCCGGACAGCACCTCACGCTGGCGCTTGGCCAGCTTGTCCGACTCTTTGCCCAGGTCAGTCTCGGTGGCGATCAGCTTTTCCACCGCCGCCCGGTACTGGTCCAGCGAAATCTTGCCCTGTCCGAACACCTTCTGCAGCACGGCCAGCTTGTTGTTGTAAGTCGGGCTGATGCCTGCGCTCTTGTTGATCAGGTCGCTGACCTGTTCCATGTCGCGCGCGGCCTCTTTCGCCGCCTTTTTCGCAGCAGTGTCCGAGCCCTTGTTATGCTCCTCCCGCATCTCCGCGATGCGCGAGTTGTGGGCGGCCAGTGCCTTCTGGTATTCGGCGCTGCCCTGCTCCAGCCCATCGACCGCGCCCCGGAAGGCGGCGTTCTCTTCTTCTACCGCCTGCTTGTATTTCTCGTCCTTGGTCTGGTGCTTGCCCTCTTCCAGGTAGTTCTGCAGGGCGTTGTTGAATTTGGGCTTGACCACCTGGTGGCCGAGGGCGCTGTCGCGTTTCTCGCCGGTGTACTTGTCGATGGCCTTGAGCGCGTCATCCTGTTGCTGCTTCAGACCTTGCTGAAGCGCCGCCCCGGCTTGCAGCATGCGGCCGCGCGCGGCATCCAGCTTCTCCAACAGCGCGCGCCGCGTGCCCTCCTCCATGCCGCGGCCCATCTTGTCGTAGCGGTCGTTGAGTGCCTGGTACTCGCGCTGAGCGTCCTGCTGCTCCTGCCGCAACGCGGAGACGTTACGATCGGCCAGAGCAGCCTTGATGCGCTTGGCGGCCTGCTCATTTGTCGCGGCGGCATTGCCAGCGGCAGCGGACAGATCGTCCCAGTACATGATCAAGCCGCCGATCGCCAGCGCCGCCACGCCGATCGGCCCACCCAACAGCGCCAGCGCGCCTCGGGCAATGCCCACGCCAGCCGCGGCCGCCCGGGCCGCCACACTGGCCTCTGCCAGCGCCACAACATGCTGACGTTGAGCCGCTGCCGCGGCCTCGGCAGCCAGCGCCGCGCGGCCGGTGGCGGCTGTTTGCGCCGTCGAGGCCTCGGTTGCCGCCACCTCCGCCGCCGCCAGCCGGGTATCGGCCTCGGCCAGCGCGTTGCTCATCGCCAGCGCCCGGCTCTGCGCCTGGGACAGCCGGTCCTGCTCGGCTGCCTCAATGGCCTTGGCCGCGGCCAGGTCCGCCGTCGCTCTGACGCTGGCCACCTGAGCGACCTGCAGCCGCTCATAAGCGGCCACGCTGCCTACGGTTTGCGCCCCGCGCGCCTGCTCGGCGGCGGCCAGCTCCGTCGCCGCCACGCGCGCGGCGGCGTCAGCCTCGGCAACCATCGCCTTGGCGACGGCCAGGCTGCCAGATTGCTCAATCTGCCGTACCGCGCCCTGCGCCAGCGCGGCGTCCAGCGCCAGTTTCTGCCGGTCCACCGCCAGCGCTGCAGCCGTCTGCCCTGCACGCGTAGTCGTGGCGCGCGCCAGATCCAGCTCGGCCATCGCGGCGACTCTGTCAGCCTGCGCCCGCCGTGTAGCCGCGCCGGCCGCTGCCTCGTCTTCCTGCGAGCGAGAGCGCCAGTCGATGGCGTCGCGCACCGGCGCCGCCACCTTCTGGCCTACCGCCGCCCCAACCGAGCCAGCCAACTGCGCGGCCTTCAGCGCAGCATAGGCGCCCACCACCAGCATGATGGCGTCGCGGTACTCATAAAGCGCGCGGCCGGCGCGGCCGGAAAACTGCGCGACCTCGACCAGGCCGCCGCTGACCTCGCGCATGCCGTCGACGAAATGCCGACGCTGGCCATCGTCGTTCAATGCGTCGTTGAATTCGGACAACCAGTCCTTGGCCGCAGCGCGCAGCGGCTCAATGCCATCGGCGGCGGCCTTGGACACCAATTCCTTCGACGAATCGATCAGACCGGCCATGGTTTTGGAGTAGTAGTCGCTGGACTCGGCAAACCCCTGCAACCGCTGCATCAGGTAGTCGAACAGGCTGCCGCCGGACTGCTTGATCTTGGCGATGTCCTTGTTCGTGATGCCCAGCGCCACCGCCAACTGCGAGTCAGAGGTGATGTTGCCAGTCAGGATCGACCGCATCTCCTGCACGATCTGGGTGCCCTCCAGCCCCAGCGATTTCACGGCATTGATGCCGACCGTCGACAACTGGCGGATCTGGTCGATGGTCATTTTGGCCTGCAGGCCCGGCCCCAGCATGGCGTTGAAGCCGTTGACCAGCTCCTGAGCGCTGGCGGCGGTTTTGGCGGCGTCGTCGGCCAGCTGGGCGGTCAGCTTGGTGGATAGCGCCAGCGCGTCCTTCATCGACAGGGCCTTGCCGTCCAGCGTCGCCATGCTGGCCAGCGTGCCGGCCATGCCCACCTGCATGGTCTCCATCCCGTTGGCGAACTCCAGACCCATCGCCGGGATGCGCCCCAGCGAGTCCACCACAGCGCCGACAGCCCGCTCGGCGAGCAGGAACCCACCGACTGCACCGAGCACAGTGTTCAGCCGGCCGAACGAGCGGGACACCTGCTCGATGCTCTCCGCCCCTGCCCGCGCGCGGTTCTCGATCCGCGAGAATCCGCTATCCACCGCCGACTGCAGCTGGCTCACGTCCCGGCGGATATTGGCAGTGTCCGCCCGGATATCAATCACGATCGAGCTGATTGGCTGCCCCATTACCTACCTCTCCCCTATGGCCTCAACCATCGCCATCTCGATAACCTGCAGGTCCCGCAGCAACTCGGCGCGCTGATCCTGTGGCACGCCGCGCATATTCATCGCCGCCTCCACGCCCTCGTAGCGCAAGCCGAGCACCCCGCCCATCGGCGCCACCAGCAACTGGCTGCGGCAGGAAAGCGCCAGCTCCAGCGCCGGCACACAGTCCGGCCACACCTCGACATCAGACGCGCCGCCGGCCAGAGCGCGCCCGATGGCCATCAGTTTTTTTCGCGGACGCCGTAAGTCAGCTCGTTGACAGCCTCCCAGATACCGCGGCTGAAAGCCGCGCCGTCCGGGCCGGTCACCAGTTGGCGGAGCAGATCCAGGCTGAACGGCAGCGCCGCGCCGACGGCATCCGTCACACCGTCCCAGCCCACCAGCAGCTGGCCGAACTTGTCGACGTTGGCTTGCAACATAGCCGGAAAGGTTACCGACTCGTCCACGCCCTGCTGCGCCAGCGCGATTACCGCCTCCGGCGCCACGCGCTTGAACACGCCCAGGAACTCCTGCTCCATTGTCAGCCCACCGTCAGCCGGCAGCTGTACCTTCACCGGCCAGCGGATCGTCTCATCCTTTTTCACAACGAATGCCATGTGTTTCTCCATGAAAAAACCCGCCAAGAAGCGGGTTGATGATGTGATTACAGCACAATCAGAATTCCAGAATTACTTTCTGAGCGCTCAAAAAAATACTCAACCTAGGTCAGCGACCACGAATATCTTTTAATGCCGCCTGCCCCATTTTTAATATGGCATCGGCATAATCAAACACACAGGCCAAATTTTCCACTGAAGGTTTGAATAAAATAGAGAAATCCTTATCCATTGCCGACTCAGCTGTCGTAACAGATGGATGGGCAGCTTCCAAAGACAACCCTCTATATAAAGTATGATAAAGTTGCGCCATTCCCGCTATTTTTGCAGCATCATATACAGAGATGCCTTTCAAGCCATGACCATTATCTAACACCTGGTTATTTAAACCATTTTTTTGCTCATCAGTTAAAATCTGATTAGTATCTTCATCATCAAGCATCGCCCTCGCTTGTTTGGAGCGCTCCATTCTATCTTGATTCGACATTTTTTCAGCAACTTCAGCATCTTTCACCAAAGCGACACTGAAGCATAGCCCTTCAAATGCGTTTCTTAAAAGCGTAAGTGCTTCCTCCCTCATCCCTCGCTTCCCCAGCAGCACCGCTGCCTGACAGCTTGACATACAACGAGACCACAGTGCAAAAGCAAGATAATCCGATTGTTTCAACACACCAGTTACTTTATGAGAAAAGAACCAATCTGTAACTTCCTGCGAAGTCATTTCTACCGATTTAATTTCTTCTCTATAATCATTCTTAATCTGTGAAATTGTATTTTCAATTCCATCAGAAAGAAATCCCGCTTGCATAAAGCTAGTTTGGCCGGCAGAAAAATTAGCGCTCACACACCCTCCCTTCAAAAGTTAAATTATACCACCAGCTTCAAAGTGGCATCCCGGCCAATCACTAGTCACTCCATTAGAAAATCTTCACATATGCCCTATTGCGCTTGTTGCACCGTAAAAAACTGGCTCACCCCAACACCCACGCGGCCCGGGTCCATCAGCAACTTGCCGGAGAGTTCCGACTTGCTGAAATCGTCGCCGATCAGATCCAGGCCTCCAGCGCCGAGGCGCACGCGGAACGCGCGGACGATCACTGGGCTGCCGCCATCGGCGGCATTCAGGCCCTCGAACTGCAGCTCCAGCTCTACGTTGGGCGCCGTCAGCGCGTCGATCTGGCTGATAGCCAACGAGGTGTAGTTGATGTCCACCGGGTCGCCATCGACCAGGCCAGCCACGTCCAGCACGCGGATGCCGGCGCCGCTGCGCATCCAGTGCGTGGCCTCGGTCAGCTCTTTGACCGTGCCCTTGGCGTTGGCGCTGGCCTTGACCGTCACCGGCTTGGTCCAGTCGATGGGCTTGGACACCGGAGACAGGCAGCCGCGGTTGATTTTCACCGTCTCGGTTGCCGTGCCCGCGGCGATGGCGGTGGCCGTGCCTTTCAGCAACAGCGCCAGGTTGTCCGGGGTGTACTGGCTGATGCCGCCGATGGAGACATCCACGCCGGTCACCTCGCTGAGCACGTCCAGCTGGCCGCCGCCAACGGTCTGGGTATTCAGCAGCTCGCTATCCTTCGTTTGTGGGGTGAACTGCAGCTTTTCGATGTTGCACAGCGGAACAAAGCGGCCGCTGCCGCGCACGGCCGCATGCAGCTGGCCCTTGCCCTTGTAGGTGTAGAGTTTGGCCATGTCGGCTCCTCAAAGAGTGATGGTGTAATCGATGGTGATGGGGATGCGGGTGGCGCAGACCACCGCGATCAGAGTTTCCTGGTCAAATACGGCCTCGCCCATGCTGATGGCTTCCGCGCCGCCCAAGCCAAGCGGCTCTCGCGTCAGCAGCGCCTGGGTAATGCCCTGCTCGATGTCGTCCAGCAGGGCGTAGCGCGCGTCGCCTTCGGCGTAGAGGTCCAGGCTCAGCGCCAGTTGGCGCCGCATTTGCAGCGCCGTATCGTGGTTGACAGCTTCGACCGGCTTGTCGCTCAGCCGGCAGAGGTTGACCGCCGGCAGGTGGTCCGCCTCATAGCCCTCCTCGCGATCCAGGCCGAACAACACGTCCGGACTGAGCAGCGGGCGGATCACGTCGGCAATGGCTTGCTGGATTTGCGTGCGACGCTTCACGGTTTGACCTCCTTCAGATCCAGCCGCCAGTCGCCGGCGCTGGTGCGCAACGGCTTGCCGCGGATCTCCAACAGCTGGCCGCCGGCCTCCACCTTCCTGCCTGCCAGCTTCCCGGCGGGCAGGTGCTCAGGCTGGATGATCAGCCAGGCGCTGGACTGCTCGTCCAGCACCATGCCGCCGAGCGCGCTGGCGTTTTGCGGCGCACGATGAAAAACGACCGGGGTGTCCCGGCCGTCCAGCTTGATCATCTCGCCCTGCTGGCTCAGCGAGCCCAGCCGCCGCGCCGCGCTGGCCAGGCGTTCACGCGCCGAGCGCATTACGCGGCCACCATGGTGGTGGTGGCGTTGAGACGCACCGCAACCGTGCCGGCGCCATTGCCAGTCGGCGCGATGGCTGCACCGATCAGGTGCTTGCCGGCCGCCTTGGCAACGCACACGCGCGTCGCCGGGTCGAGGTAGATCAGGTCGCCGACGGCGACCACCAGCGCCGGGTCCTTGGGCAGGTTGAACGCGCCCTCGGCCTCGCCGCTGAACGGCTCGCCCTTCTTCGCGCCCACCGAGGCCACCAGGAACAGGTTGCCGATCAGCACCGGATCGCCGGACAGCACGTCGTAGGGCGCCGGCAGGGTCAGCGTGTCGCCGCTGAAAATCTTGTTTCGCATCTTGCTCTCCTATTTGCGGAATCAGCCGGCGCATGCCGGCGTGGCTTACTTCTTGACACCCGGATTGCCGGCGATCCAGCGGTAATCCATCAGGCCGACGCCGACATCCAGCCTGGCCTTTACCTGCACGCCGTCCACTTCGAAGCCTTCCTGGTAGGCGGTGTAAATGCCCTCTTGGCCGTCCAGGTAGGCGATTTCGATGGTCGGCGCAGACTCCGGCCCAGCCGCCAGATACCAGGCCCGCGGATCGGCGCGCTGCAGTCGCGGTTCGGCAATGATTTCGTACTGGCCGGCCAGCGGGTTCAGGTCGTCCACCTTGGTGGCGGAGACAAAGCCAATGGCGCGCTGCGCCTTGAGCCGCTGGGTGCGCGGCACCAGCACGTATTTGCCGTACAGGTTCAGATCGGAATCCGTGCCCGGCTCGGTCTGCGCGCCGATCAGCTGGTCCATCAGGTCGATCGCATCGATGCTGATCTCCGCGCCCGGGCAAATATTGCCGTGGTCTGCGTGGAACAGCGGCTTGCCATCGGCCAGCTTCGGCGCGCCGATGATCAATGCCCACACCAGATTGCTCTCCAGGTTGGCGGCGGAGCGGCCGAAGTTGGACGACAGGTCGTTGAACACGCCCAGGTCGTCGTTGATGATCACCTGGCGGCTGATATTGATGATGCGGCCGTAGGTGCGCAGCTTCATGCGCTCGGCGCCGGCGTCGTTCAGCACGCCGATTTCGAACTCGCCGGCCTCGCCCACTTCCTTCAAGTCCACGCGGTTGCCCAGTTGCAGGAAGGTTTTTTCCTTGAAGTCCGACAGCGTGCCACGGCGCACCAGCGGCCAGAAAGTCTGCCCGGCCAGCTGATAACCCTGCATCATGGCGCGGTTGGCCACGTTGGCCAGGATCACCGGGAAATCGCTGGTGGTTTGCATGCCGGCGCCGCGGTTGTTGTTCAGCGCCAGCTCCACGATTTCCGAACGGGTCAGACTGCGCGTGCTGCCGCCGGCGCGCTCCACACATTCGCGGGCCATATCGGTCAGGTTCATGCCGCGAAACTGGCGGGCCAGCTCGCGGTTTTCCGCGCTGTGTTGGGTGGCAGTGAACGAGCGCTGGAAGATGGCCTCGCCCATGCCACGGCGGCGTGTCTCGGTCTCATCCTGCACCGTCTGCACACTCGCCTGGCTGCGGGTTGGGTTCTGGCCGCTTTGATCGGCCAGGCGCTCCAGCACCAGCTCGCGGGCGCGGTGGATGGTGCAGGCCGGATCGTCCAGCAGCGAGCGGGCGAAGTCGGCGCCGAACTGCGGGTACACGTCGGTCAACTTGCGGATCTGCGCCTGGCGCTCGTTTTCTTGGCGGATGGCGGCGGCGCGGATCTCGGCCTCGTTGACCGGCTGGGTCGTGTTGTCTACGGTTTGCGGCATTGGGGTGTCCTCGTGTTGATTGCGGGTTTCCGGCTCGGGCGCCGGCTCGGCGGCAGGTTCAGGTTGCGGCGCAGGTTCGTTCTGCAGGTAGCGCACCGGGAAGGACGGCGCGTCGGCTGGCCGGTCGGCGCTGCGGATGCCGGCATCGGCGTCGGCCGGCACCGGCACCAGGCTGATTTCGTAGGGCTCCCAATCGATGGCGAGGTAGCGAGCCACGCCGCCGTCGCTGCCGTCCGGTGCCTCGGTGATCTGGTAGGCGTGGACGATGTAGCCCACGCTGACGTTGCGGATGATGCCGTCCACCACGTCCTGCCAGTACGGCTCCACATCGGCCCGTTTGCTGAAGCGCACGCGCGCCCAGCCCTGGCCGTCCTGCAGCCTGGCCTCCTCGACCACGCCGATCTGCCCCTCCAGGCTCAGCTGGAAATGGGTATTCAGCAGTGCGGCACCGCTGTTGAGGCGATCCATACGCACCGCGCCCGGCTCCATCGACAATTCCTCGTCGAATGGCTGCCAGCGGTTCCAGTCGAAGCGCCGGACCTTGGCTCCGGTCGACCAGACCAGCTCCAAAGTCCGGGCCTCGCCATCAATCGACGTCACCGCCGCCCGGGCGCTGACCAGCGGCAGGCTATTGCGCGTGATCACCTCCGGCGGCGCCGGGGTGCGGTTATCAGGCATGCTGTTTCCTCCTGGAATGCGAAGCCCCGCGTTTGCGGGGCTTGGTTTTCTTGCTGCTTTCCGGGTCTGCCGGATCGGGTGGATCGCCCTCAGCGATGAGCGCCTCCGCGCCAAGGGTGATCAGGTTGTTCAAGTTGATCGGGATGCCGAGCTTCGCCAGTTCCTCGTAGTCCTTGGCCAGTTCCTGCCACATGGTTTGCGGATCAACGCCGCGGCGACGCGCCAGCTCGGACAGGCTCTTGACGCCGCTCGCCACCTCCAGCAACTCGCCGATCATGTCTTTGACCGGATCGACCCAGTCCCAACGCGGCGTAGTGAAGTCCAGTTCGAAATCGTCCTCCAGTTCGCCCAAGCCTTTCAGCGCGGCGGCCTTCAGGAATAGCTCCACCATCGGCTCGCACAAGCCGGGGATGAACGTCAGCCACTGCCAGCCCTCGGCATTGCGGCGGAACTCCAGCAGGCCGGCGCGCGAGCTGCTGTAGTTCACCTGGCTGTAATCGCCGGTCAGCATTTCGTAGGTGACCATGCCGCCGGCGGCCAGGGCGCGGCGCTGGTCGCGGGTGTAGTCCGGATAACCGCCGGCCGGCGTGGGCTGGCCGAATGTGACGCTCTCGCCCATCCCCAGCCGCTTGATCAGGCCCGGCGCGATCTTCTCCACCATGCGTCCGCCGGTTTTGTCTTCCCGCTCCACACTGCCGACGCCGCTGGAACCGTTATCGCCGCTGGTGATGAACACGCTGAAACAAGCCTCGACTTTTTTCCGCGTCAGCTCGGCGTCCTCGTAGTCGTCCAGGTCCCGCGCCCGCATGATCACCGGCGCCAGCTCCGGTACGCCGTGCACCTGGCCGGGCCGGGTCTTGCGGAAGCAGTGGATCACCTCCTCGGCCGGGACCATTTTCGACTGCAGCGAACGCGACAGGCGGCCAATCTCGCCCGGGTGGCGATCAAACATCCAGTAGCCTTCCACCTGGCCGATGGCGTTGAACTGCACGCCGGCAACGATGAAACCGCCGCCGGCAAGGTCTTCATTCTTGTTGCTGTCCAGGTAGTCCGGCTCCAGCACCTGGAACTGCAGCGGGATGGCCAACTTGTCCTGCGGCCGCCGCCAGCGCACGCGTACCAGCACCTCGCCGCTCTCCCACATCGTCCGCGCGGCCAATGCCTGCAAGCCGTACAGGTTCAAATGCCCGTCGGCGTCGCACTTGCGGCTATTCGCCCAGCGCTTGAACGCCTTGCCCAGCCGCTTATGGCTGGCGAGGTTGCAACGGATGCCGGAGCCAACCACATTGCCGACCCAGCTCTCCAGCGCCTTCTTGCACCACGGGTTGTTGCGCACCAGATCGCGGCTGCGATTGCGCAGCGTGGGCAGGGCCATCTGGTTCTCGGCATTGGCCGAGCTGCCCGTCGTGATCCAGCCGGATGTCCGGCGGCCGCGCTTGGCGCCCTCGTAGGCCCGGATCTCGCCCAGCGCCTGGCGGGCCTGCCAGCGGCGCACCGCGCGCTCCGGCATAAATGTGCCGATCAGGTTGTCGAGCCAGTTCATGGTTCAGTCCCGGGTGAATGCTGCATAGGTGACGGAGGGGAGCGCCGCCGCGGCGGGCTGCAGCTGCCCCGTGCGCTCCAGCTGGTTGCGCACCATCTCGTAGGCGCGCTGCAGCTCGGTGATGGAGCGGTATTGCACGCGCATGCCGTCGCGGTAGATTTCCAACTCGCCGCTGGCGATGGCCTCCTCCAGCGCGCGAAGGTGCTCAATGGCGAACGAGGTCATTCCAGCCCCCCGCCCCATTGGTTATCAAATTCATCCCAGCGCGTTCGCCGCGAGGTTGAGTTCAGGGACAGCGGTCGAGACTGCAACGCCTCAACCGGGTAACTGGTGGTGCCGGTTGGCGTCGTCACCACGATCACTCGGCCGCCACGCTGGGCCCGATCGGTAAACTGAACGCCAGTCAGCGGCAGCTCATCCCTCGTCGTCATAGATAATCCTCTCTCACATCGTCCAGCCAGCCGACCCCGGCATCCTGGAATGAAGAAGCCCCGCGTGAGGCGGGGCTGGTTTCGGTTGCCGATTGGCCTGCCGATGTTGGCGTGGCCGGCGCCGGACTGGCGCTGAACATGTCCTGCACAAGCGGCTGCAATATCGCCTCGCGCTGGTCCCAGTCCGCCGGCTGGGCGTTCTGAATACGCAACGGCGGCGCGCAGGCGGCGAAAAACGCATAGTTCCAGCAGTCCAGCGCCTCGTTGCGCGGCTGGTTGGTGCGTTTTTTCCACTTTTTGTTGACCGGGTCGTAGACCTCGGCCGTCAGCTGCTGGAAAAAATCCTCGTCCAGGTCGTCCGGGAAATTGACGAACAGCTCGCCCCCTCCCTCCTCAAACGTCCGCCGGTCGGCCATCAGCCAGCTGTAGAGCGTCGACTTGGCGTGGTCGACGCCGACGGTCCACAGTTTCAGGCCATTTTTCAGGGTGCCGCCGCCCTCCTCCACATCGACAGACGACGGACGGCTGACCAACGGCTTATTGCCCCGGCCAATCACAGCGAACAGGCGCGTGCGCCCCTTCCAGTTGCGGACAAACCGGTACGCGTGCTGTGTCCGGTGCCCGGCGGTGTCCAACGCGGCGGCCTCGATGAGCATGTCGACGCCGAACAGGTTCCGGTAGCTGCCGTTCAGCAGCTCCTCCAGCCGCTGCCAGACGTTGGGCTGCTCCGGCGTCCCTATTTCGGCCGGGTCACCGTAGAGAATCACCCGGTCGATCAGGTGGCAGCGCTGATTGCGGCCCCAACCCCACACATAGCACTCCAGCCGGTCGTCCTGGGTATCGATGCCGGCGGTCAGCAGCAGCACGCCGCCAGGAATCACCCGTTGCTGGTACGGTTTCACCCGTTGCATCAGCTCGCTGAATTTGATGCTGGCGGTGCGGTCCTCCCAGGTCTCAGCCAGGGCGGTATTGATGAACCGCTTCAGCTCGATCGGGTCCTTCACCGCGCGCAGGAACTGCTCCGAGCGCTCCTTCCACGTTCGACCCAGCCCCACCGGCGAGTAATAGCTGTTGAGGTGATAGCCTCGGATCTTGCGGTCCGGGTAGGCGGCAATCCATTCGCCGTTTTCGAGCATCCACGTTTTGTGGTGCTCCGGGATTTCCTCCTCGCAAGACTCGCACACGTAGACCGCATCGATCAGGCCATCCGGATCGCCGTCGCGGCCTTCCGCGAATTTGTAGCGGAACTGCTGGTGGCGCAGGTGCTGTTTGTGCTGGCAGTGCGGGCACGGCACGAAGTAGCGCCGCTGGTCGCTACGCTCGAACCATTTCTCGATGTTGCTGGCGCCCCGCACCGTCGGCGTGGAGCACATATAGACTTTGCGGCGCGGAAAGTTGTTGGTACGCTCCAGCGCCAGGCCGATCGGGTCACCCTCGCCGTCCAGATCGTCCGGGTAGGCGTCCACCTCATCCAGGCCGAGTTTGCCCACCGGCATCGAGCGCAGACTGATGGCGGAGTTGGCGCCGCTCATCCGCAGCACGCCGCCCGCGTATTCTTTCAGCAGCGTGGTATTGCCGCCATCGCGGCTACGCGCCGGCGGGATGCGCGCCCGCAGCGACTCACTGCCGCTGATCATGTTGGCCAGACGCTGTTTCGACCACAGCTCGGCCAGCTCGATGGTAGGCTGCACCACCATCATCGGCCCGGGCGACTGGTCGATGCTGTAGCCGGTCCAGTTGATCAGGCTCTCAGTGCCAGCGACCTGCGTCGGCTTCATGAACACCACGGTCTCGACGCCGCTGCCAGCACTGAGGCTGTCCATGATCTCGCGGATGAACGGCACCACGCTGGTCCGCCATGGCCCAGGCATGGACGTTTCCGCGCTGGTCAGCAAGCGGTGCATGTCCGCCCACTCGCTCACCAGCATCCGCACCCGCGGCGCGAAGGCGGCGGACCACGCGGACGTGACCGCATCGAGCGCCTGACGCTCATAGATGCTCATGTCCATGCGGGCACCTCAGATCAGAGTTTGCTGGCCAGATCGGCGGCCTGTTTGCTCAGCGTCATGCAACACTCGTCTATGGACTCCTCCAGCAGGGCATAGACGACATGTGGGTCGGACTCGGCCGCCAGCCGGGTGGCAATGCGGTCTGGAATGCGTTCGAACGCCGCGCGGGTCGTCGCAGCCAGGTCAGCGATCAACTTCACCGAGACTTCCTGCGAGATCAGCTCGCGGCGGGATTTGGCCAGATCGATGTCGATCTGCTCTCCGCGCTTGAACTCGTTGGCAGCGCGCGCCGCGTTGTAGGCGGCGATCGGATTGCGCAGATCCACGCCTTCGAACGCGCCAGGTGCCGGCGGAGCGGGTGGCGCGGTATCGGCGCTAGGCTGCAGTGCCTGCGCCGCCTCCTGCACCGTCAAACCGGCGCCGCCCTTTTTCCAGCGCTCCAGCGCGTGGCGGGCGGCAACGCCCATTTTTTCGGCGGAGCCGGTACTCGCCAGCAGCTCCAGGGATGCCTGAACCTGGACTTTTTTCCCATCGCCCGATAGCACCAGCCTATCGGCCGCAGACAGCTGGGACACATAGCCGCGCGAGACCCCGAGAAGCTCGGCGAACGCGCTTTTCGTGATCTCGTCGCTCATGGTCTTTTTTAAAGCGAAAATTGAAAGTTAAGGACTAAACCGGCTAAACAGTTTAGTTAGCCAGAACGCCCAGAGCCTGCCGCGGTCGCGGGGATCGAACACCCGTAGGCCACCCCCATCCAGGAAGGACCCGCGACGGTCTCCGGCCGCTGGTTTGGCTCAGACATTCCCACCCCACGCCCGCCGCATGTGGGAGGGGAAACGGTCGGCCACCACCCGTTCCCCCACGGCGTAGAATCGGTAACGCACCGTGTAGTGCGGCTTGCGGATGAAGATCAGCACCGGCCGCAGCACCACCTTGCCCTGCCCGTAGTCCAGACGCTTGTACACGCCGGGCGGCAGCCTGTTCTTGCGCTGGTGCAGGGCGAAGTAGGTGAAGCCCTTCCGCTGGCCACCGCGCGCCAGCGCCTTGCGCCGCCGCCCGCTCATCCACTGCGCGTTGTCCTGCAGCCCGTTGAACCAGCTGAGTATCTGGACGATCTGCGCCCGCGACATGTTGCCGTTGGCGTCCCGGTCCGCGTTGCGGCCGGGCACAGCGTACATACCTTCCGGTAACACGCCGGCACGTTGTAGAGCGCGCTCGAATCGCTTCAGCGGGCGCCCGCCGCCCTCGATCTGCGGCTTCAGGTACACCGCGGCCACGCCACCCTTGCCGCCGAAATCCTTCAGCCACACCTCGGCATAGTCGCGGCCCTTGTCCACCGACGCACCGCGCATGTAGACGCCGCGCAGGGTATAGGCCGTAGGCCGGTCGAACACCCGGCGCATCTCGGCAACCTGGGCGGCTTTCACGTCGGCAGCCGTCCAGGTCAGCGCCCGGGCCGTCGGCCGCAGGATGCGCTCCTGTACCGCCAGCCCGATCCGGCCGGTGCCGGTCACACGCGCTGTCGCCATGGATCAATCCTCCACCAGCCTGGCCGCCGCCTCTCGCGCCGTCGACGCATCGCAACGGCCCAACTCATGAAACCCACTGCGCAGGTGATCGTCGATCAGCTGCCGCCGGCCATCCGACTGCAAATACCACGTATGCAGAACCGGCTGCGCGCGAGCCCACGGCTCCAGCGGCATCAGGTCCAGCGCAACCAGCACCTCTCCCATCAGCCACCCCCAAAAAGAAGACGCCCCGGTTCGGAAACCAAGGCGTCGTTTCAATGGCCCGAAAATGCAAAAAACCCGAGGGATTAACCTCGGGCTTCTTCAAACGCACTAACAGATAGCAGAGCTAAAACTTACAAACTGTGCGTCACATTGAAATTCACATAATCAAACGAAATCGTTCATAACCATATGGCTGTATTGCAGCCAACCTAACGGAGATCATCATGCTAGTAACATACATTGTTAATAATAAATCTTTTGACGCCATTATTGAAAAGATCCTGCCCAAAGATGGGCAACAGCAGCATATTGTTAGCGAACTTACCGCCGAGGAAGGATTGAGAGCACTAAATAAAAGTGAAAATAAATATAGCACCACGATCGCCACAGATGATGACTGGCAAATTATTTTTCAAGAAGCAATCGGAAATGCTGGTTTGCAATTTCAAAACAACAACAGCGTGTTGATTATTAAACCGAAAAGCAACGAAGACTTCCGAAATGCCACTTTGCCAGAAGGCCCTATACGCACGGCGGCACTTGTCAATTTGCAAACCTACAACCAACAAAAACAATTTTATATCCGTCTAGACCTAAGCCGAGGCCAAACCCCAACACAGACGAAAGTATATTGGTCTTTCCAGCACTAACCCCTCCGCCCATCTAAGCGCTCTCATCCCCCCGCTACAACATTAAAACGCAAAAAGCCCGAGGGATTAACCTCGGGCTTCTTCAAACGCAGCAACACACAGCGTAGCTGAAATGTACATATTGTGTGCCACGGCTGTCAAGGCACTTTATGCTGAGTTAGCGGCCTCCTGCGGCATATCGGCAACATGGAACGCAAACCCCTCCTGCCGAACCCCGCGCGCCGCCGCCAGCAGCTTGGCCTTCAGGCTCGCCTGGGCCAACTCCACCCAGCGGTACAACGTCCGCCGCGTCGTTCCCAGTCCCCTCGCCTTCTGGTCCACCGTTCCTGGCTGCAGGTAGAACGCCAACAGCGCGCTGCGCGATCCGCCGTCCAGCACCCTCATCACCAGATGCTCCACCAACGCCAGCTTCCGGACATCGTCCGCGTCCATCACGCCGCGAGGCACACCGGCAAACATCCTCGAAACATCCGCCCCCACCGCGGCCTCCTCGCCCGGCTCCATCTGGCGGTAAATGCTCTGGCTGGCATACCCCAGCCCACCGTCCTCGCGTCTCAGCACATGCTCTGCCCAAAACCGCAGCGTGCCATCGATATCGTTCAGATCAATCACGGATCAGCCTCCTATTTCGCGCACCTGGAGACTCCCTAGCCCAGTCAATCGCCGGGCTTTATTTGTCCAGCTATTCTACCACGGAGCGCCGCTCCCACCCCTCTGCCGCGGCGCCGCCAGCCACTGCCATGGCTAGCTTTTCACGCATAGCGGAAAGGGCTTTCAGCTGCACCGCTCTCGTCTGCAGCCTCTCCCTTTCCGGGATAGCCAGCGGCTCGATATCCGGCCACGCCCCCCAAGCCAGCACCTCGTTCAATACCTCGGCCCAGCGCCCCGCCGCGCGGTCCCAGCCAGAATTGCGCAGCTCAAACCACCCAAACCGGCTACCCGCCCAATACACCGCCGGATGACTCCACGCCGACGGGCCACCACCCAGGCCGACATTGCGCAAATACGCCTGCTCCTGCGCCTCAGCAAACGCCGCCTGATAATCCCGCACCGGCGAGCAAAACCGCAAAAACACCGGCACATCCACCGGCGGCCACTCGCACTCCGACGCGATCCGCTGCAGGCCGGTCTCCACCATCGCCCTCGTCACACCCCGACGCTCCATCTCGCTGGAAAGCGTCGAGACAAACAGCCGGACAACCTCAATCGACGGCAACTTCAACCGCAGCCGGTCAGGAAACAGCCCCTTCAGCCTCGCCAGCGCGTAGTTGGCCAGCTGCTGCGCGTCGTCAACACTCCCCCGGCCTGCCGGCCCCGGCACCCCGCTATGCGCAGTCACCGAACACCCCCTGCAGGTAGGCCATGGCCGCATCCTCTGCCCGCCTGCCGCCCGAAGAAACCTCCAGGTGGCCGACGCGCGGCGCCATCGAGGCATTTTCGACGATCCGCGCCACATATGGCGCAATATTGACCACGCCTCGTCTGCGCGCGGTCTGGATCGCCGCCTTCAGCTCCAGCTCCGTCACCGGCCGCACCTGCGCCACCGCCGCCACCACGCCGCAGGCCTCCATCAGCTGCCGCGTCGGCATTGCATCCTCGCCCAGCAGCCCGCGAAACAGCGCCACCGCCGCTGCCGGCCCCTCGTTCTGCGAATCAGCCGGCTGTGCCGCAGGATCACCCTCTCCAAATGCGCACGCGCCCACGCCCGCGTCATCATCATCAGAATCACCGGATAACGGATAACGGATGTGTGTCGGCTTTTCGGGGTTAAGGGGGGCGGCGTGATCTGCCGAGTATTCACAATCAGAATCGCCAAAAACCTCGCCGCCATTGGCATCTAGCTGTGTCGGGTTTGTGTCGGCTTTGCTGTGTCGGGTTTGTGTCGGGTTTGTGTCGGCTTTTTTCTGGACGTTCTTATCCGTCACAGCCAGTGGCAACCGAAAAATCAGCTGCTTGCCCGTCATATCCGAGATATTGCGAACAAGCCCCACGCGCTCCAGCCACTCGGCCAAACGACGGACTTGTTGCTTTGATGGCAATGACCGGGCAATGCCAGGCCGGGGCTCCACCTCCAACACCTCGCGCAACCCATCCCAGGAGATGCGCCGGATTATGCCCGTGACGCCAGTCGCGTAGTCCATATGCCGCCGTATTTCTCGGAGGTACAGCACCTGCGCACCCAACGGCAGACCCTGCAGCGCGTCCAACTCCTCTTCCGTAATAACCATACCTCCCCCTTTCCCCCACACCTGGCTGGGCAATGTCACGCCGCCCACGTCAAAATTACAAAGGCATTTTTAATGCAATACTGACAAGCACATCGCCTAAAACTCGCAAAGGTCCACGATGAACAACCCAAAACTCGCGATTCGCAAGCTTCTCGAAATCTGCGAAGCAGCGAAGGAGGCCCACTCCCTGACAGAGCAAGCCGCCCTATACGCCGCCGCACGCCATCTGCTGGCAGACCTTGAGCAATTCGCCACAGAGAACTTGCCAGCTTATGGCAAGCGGCATGAAGAGCTCATCAGAGCGCGCAATGGCATTTCGTCCATGCTGGGGTTCGACGCAACCGGCCCCAGCGATGAGCGAAATTTTTCAGACGCCCGGCAAGCTCTTCTCGCCGTCCAGGAGCACCTTCCCGATCGCTAAGCAGGCCTCCTGATAAATACGGCAACGACGCGCATCCCGGCCGGAAATGTGCTTCACAGCGCCCTCCGGCTGATCATCTAGGAGCCTTTTCAATTCAAGAGCCGCCTCCAACAAGGTTAGGCTCCCCTCCAAATAGCCTACCGAAACCGGCGCGGGATAATCACCCGGCTTTGGAGGAGTGGAAAAGTACTCCCTCAAGTCCGCGCCAATTAGGCCGAAACCACCGGGCGTTCCAGCCCCTTCACTCAGCAAACGGTCCTTGGGCATGCCCTCGGTCACCTTATGCGTGGCAATCGCATGCTCCAATGCAAACTTCTTCAACCGGAGAAGATCGGGTGACATATACATCAGCATTCCTTTCACTTGGTTGCAGCCACTGCGCTTAGCGCTGCGGCCCTTGGGTTGGCACATCTCTCAAACTCCACCGGCGCCAGCCGCTCATCCACTGCCTGGCCATCCAGCGCCCGCCGAACATCCCATGCATAACCATCGCCATGCACCCGGCCCAGCCGCTTCAGCTCCGCCTTGCGCATGGCCAGGGTTGGCAGCTGTCGGATATAGGCCACGTCCGCCTCAACGGCCCCGCTCTCCTGCATCCACAGCCCGTCCCACACGGCCCGCCTCCTTGTCTTCCAGCATCTCCAACAGCGCGCGCAACAAGGCGCGCCCTTCCCGCTGCTTGTTCCACGGCAGCGCGTACTTGGCGCGGGTCGCCTTTCGAATCAGCAAGTGCTGGCGGAAATTCATGTGTCCCTCCCTTGCCATTGCGCCATCCGGCACAGAAAGCTGCTCACGCCAGCCTCCTCAACACATCCAGCACCAGCGCACCGGCCACCGTCAGAGCTACCGTAGCCAGCACTGTCAGAATGGCCTGAGCATGCGGCTCAACATCTGCCTGAGTGATAGGATTCATTTGTCATTTCCATTTCATGAAAGACCACCATGCCCATCGATTTCGAGCTCAGTCTTGATGGCCTCTCCTTGAACATTTCCACCAAGACATCTCTCAACGCCTCCCAGGTTGAAACGCTCATTTCCGACCTCGCCCTGCTCCGCGCCCAGATGACACCCAAAGTGCCATCCGCCATGCCAACCGACGAAAACATGCGCGTCAGCGTCCAAAACGAACCTGCAGTCGAGATGAAAGCCCTAAAAGATGGAGCGGTACGACTGAATCTTCGAAACGTCGGCCTGGGATGGCTAGTCTTCAACCTCACGCCCGTGCAAACTGCGGGCCTTCGGGACTTCCTCAATGTGCTGGGCGCCAGCAGTCGAACATCCTTCCCCAGTCTCTTCGAGGACGAGGAGATGGACGGGAACGCTCCTCAGGGAACCGCCTCCATCCGAATGAAACACTAACGCTTCAGCATCGATGGCGCCGGCGACGGCACCAGCGCACTGCGCCTCCCCATGCTCGGCGTTCACCTCGTCCACCACCTCCGGCGTGCCGTACACCCGGTAAGTCAACGCCAGGAACCGCAGGATCTGCGCGTACACCTCGTGCCCCTGCTGGTCCAGCGACTGCTTCTCGCTGCCGTCGATCACGCCGTCGTTGCGGACGAACTCGTTCATCGTCTCCAGCAGCCGGCCCAGCTCCGCGTGCATGTGGTTCACCTGTAGCAACAGGTCCTGGTTGTCCAGATCCACCGCCGGCGGCGGCATCATCAGGAACACTCCGCCCAGCTGCCGGGCCATCTCGGTAACGAAATGGCGCCCGCCGGTCGCCTGCTGCAAGGCCACGGTTTCGTGCGGCCGTAGGAACTGTCCCTTGAAATGGCTGAGCTTGTGGCGCAGCCCCTGGCCGCTGCCGCAGACCAGCCGGCTCAGTTCCTCATGGTTGCCCCGCCATTGCTCGGCATCTCTCCGGAGTGCCGCATCCAAGCTATTCGCTTCCACCTACAACCTCCCGGCCGTCAGTAGGCCTACTCAGGTTTCGAAACCACCGCCAGCGCGCTACGCTGACAGCACACAAAGAAAAGGCCGGCCCAAGAGCCGGCAAACCGCCGAGTCAGGTAGCACTCTCAGCGGGGGAGAAAACCTCAGCGCCACGGGCACGCAGCACAGACCACTCCACATCAGGACGCATTTGCTCACAGCGGATCACTCCCCCAGTCAGCCTCTCAATGCTGGGGCAGTGCTCCGCTGGCAGCTTTCCGCGGCTGATCCAGTTGTATATCGCGGACTCGCAAAGCAACCGATCCGATGCAATGGCCCTAGCGCCACCCGCAAGCCGCACCCATTCCTTGATGTTTTGCTGTTTCATGCAACAGATATTAATCACTTATCGTAATAAGTCAACAAAAAAGCACGATACAGAATTTTATGATCCACACGAAACGTTGGATCTACACATCACGAAGGGAGATACAGTTAAGAAGGAGGTACAGAACTTGAACAAAATCGGTCAACGCATCCGCGACCTCAGGAAACTCGCAGGGCTCACCCAGCCCGATCTAGCTGCACGATGCGGCTGGGACAGCCAATCCCGCATCAGCATGTACGAGAAGGGAAATCGCGAGCCCGGACTGCATGACATTGACTTAATATCGAAGGCCCTCGGCGTCACAAGTCAATATCTACTCTTCGGAAATCACCCAGCGGCCGACAGCACTGCGGACCCACAAGGTGACGATAGTGGACTGGCAACCGCCCCACCCAAAGCCAACCCATACATAGAGGTTGCACGGCATAGAATCCAACTGGACACGAACAACAAACCGACTTTGATCCAGACGGGCGAAGAGCCTGTACCCATTTCGTTCAAGGTCATACAAGATCGCGAGCTCAATATTGGAAACCTGGCCGCCATCATGATCGCCGACGATGCCATGCGGCCACACATTGAATCCGGCGACATACTAATCATCGACACTAGCGACACGACCCCACGTGACGGAAGGGTATACGTACTGGCCTACGGCGATGAATGGTTCGTTCGAAGAATGTTCAAGAAACCCAACAACGGCCTAATCATCACCGCGGACAACAACCAATACCGAGAAATCGATGTACAGCCCAGTGACACAGAGTACATCTCCATTGTCGGTCGTGTAGTCTGGCGCGGCGGGTAAAACAAGCCACCTCGCCTTCTCACACACCCAACAAAAAACGCCGGCTCACATGTCGGCGTTTTTTGTTGCCATCTGGCAACAATATTACAAAAACAAATTTTTCAGTGTGATTTTTCTTGAGTTCAAGATTCCAAAATGCGATATATTAAATATCACATTTAGTGAATCGGAGCGCCAAGATGTCCATTGCCATCTTCAACCTGACCGACAGCCTCGCCCGCCACCTACGGCGCACAGGCTGGATCATCAAGTCCCCTCGCTTCATCCATGGCCAGCCGGTATTCATTGCCATCCGCAGGGGCTGACCATGCCCCAATTCTTCCCCGATCCCGAATACATCGAGCGCCGCGCGAAGCTGCGCAGCGACGAGATAGCAGAGCGCCCGCTGGCGCCTGCCGTCAGCGAAGCCGATCCCCGCCGCACCCAGGCGCGCCGCGAAATCGAAAACCGCCGCATCGCGCGAGAGGCGCAACAGCAATGACCACCCGCGAAACCCTCCTCGCCATCGGCACAGGATTCCTGCGCGGCATCACCGGAGGCGCCGCCATTCTGGCGCTGCTGGTAGCTGCCGAGCTCATCACCAACGGCCTGAAGTGGGGCCACCTGTAACCCGTAAGGAAAGACAGCCATGAAAACCCTGCTCATCCGCGGCGCCACTCTGCCGCAACGCGCCGCCGCCGCCCGCGTCGCCGGCCAGATCGCCGCCCAGCACTTCGACGCAGAACTCAGCGACGTTGACGGCGCACTCGTCGGCACCTGCGATAGCCGCTTCCATCTCATCGCCATTCGCCCCGAGACCGCCCGCGGCGGCCCGCGCCTGCTCCCCGACGACATAGTGATCGACCTGGACCGCTTCCCCAGCCCCACCTGCCGCGGCCTCGTCTTCGCGCTGCGCCACGCCGTCTACAACCTGGTAGCTCACACGCCCAGCTGGATGTTGCGCCGGGCAGCCCGCCAGCAGCAGCCGATGCCGGCAGAGCACGAGCAGTTGAAGGGCCGCCAGCGACTCAGCCATCACCCAGCCCAACGACCCCAACAACGCCGCCGCGCGGCATAACCTACCGCCGGCCCACCCGGGCCGGCCTCCTCAAGCCGCTGCCGTCGGCGGCGGCTTCGGGAAGTTCCGATGAACAAACAGGAGAGCTCCATGCAACTCGTACAGGATGCCGCCAGGGCATTACTGGCCAGCACGAATGCCCGCGCCGACCAGCTCATCAAAGCCGCAGCCGCGATTGACAGCCTCATCGCCTGGATCAACGCCAGCGGGATTGAGACCAGGCCGTACAAATACACCCAGGCGCACTTTTCCGCCTCGCCCATCCAGTTCTCGCTTATGTACAGCCAGGAACTGGCGCGCCCAGACGATACCGAAAAACTGCTGAACGCCTGCAAGCATTCATCCTACCGCGTGAGCAATTACAGAATTGGCGACGAATTCGTGAACTTCCGACTCCCTGGCCTTGATGAGTCTGCCTGCCTGTTCATCTACAACATCGATGCCGCCAGCGCTCAAGCATTCGAGGCTGCTCGCCAAGGCGCTCTCGCAGGCGAGGCCCAGCTATGAATCCGACCCGCCACAACATCATCGACCTGGAAACGCTGGACCTCCAGCCCTCAACCCTCGCTCGGCACTACTGAATCACGCTTCGCATTTTGATCCGCCGGCCGGCCAGCCGGCCCACACTTCCGGAGATGAACATGCACCACGCTCAAGAAAATGAAACCACCCCGCTGTTTGCCCGCACCGCAGAGCGCCTGACCAAGGAATTTCTGTGCGGCCTCAGCGCGCTGCAGCGCATGAAGTCCGAGATTGACCGCTGCGAGCGCATCGCTTCGGACATCGCCAGCCACGGCCTCAACGTCACGCCGCTGTACTCCTCGCAAACCGGGCTGGAAATCTACGTGCGCGACGCGGACGACGAACAAGCCCACCGCGCCATCGTGCAAGCTGCGCAAAGCGCCGAGCTCAGCGTGCTGCCGCAGCCTGGATCGGCCAGCTACCTGCTGCTGCCTAGCCTGGCCACGCCGGGCAACCCGCGCGCCATCACCGTGTGGAGAACTTGATGCTGCAAAGCCTGGAGGAATGGTCTGTCTGCCAATTTGGGCGACACGCGCCAGGCTTGGCAACGCTGCGCCGCTGGGCCCGGGACGGCCTCATCTTCCCGCCCGCCCAGAAGGTGGGCCGCAAGTGGCTAGTGGAGCCAAGCGCGGCCTACCTGCCGGCCGGCAACCTGGTTCCTGTTCGCCCCACCTTGGCGATGCTACAACGCAACCCGCTCATCAAACGCATCATGGAGAGGCACAATGGCCCGGCGCCGCACCTTTCAAAATCGAAACCTCCCCGTTAACCTTTACAACCGAAACGGCTATTTCGCCTGGCGCGACCCGCGCGACGGCAAAGAATACGGGTTAGGAAGAGATAGAAACGCCGCGGTGGAGCAGGCGCTGGAAGCCAACCTGCTCATCTCCAGCCTGCACAGCCCGGCCCGCCTGATAGACCGCCTCACTGGCGCCGCCAATCGCACATGTTACGACTGGTATCTTCGCTATCTGGAAGTCTTGGAGAAACGCGGGGTCAAGCCCAATAGCCTGACCTCCGCCAAAGACCAGCTGCGCGCGGCGATACGCGCCTGGGGCGACCGCACCTTGGAAAGCATTTCCGTTCTGGACGTGGCTGACTTGCTAAAAACATGGACAGAGGCCGGCAAGGAACGCATGGCCAGCATGGTGCGCAGCCGCCTGGTCGACTATTTCCGCGAAGCCATCGCCGCCGGCTGGCTTCAATACAATCCAGGCGAAGCCACCAAGGTGCACGGCCTCCGCACCAAGCGCCAGCGCCTCACCAAGGAAATGTTCCTGGCCATCCTGGCGCACGCGGAACAAGACAAACAACGCACCTGGGCCGCCAGCGCGCTGAAGCTGGCGCTCATCACCGGCCAGCGCAGAGAAGACGTGGCGCGCATGGCGCCCAAAGACGTGCAGGACGGCCACTTGCACGTGATCCAGGAAAAAACCGGTATGAAACTGCGCCTACCGCTCTCCCTGAAAATAGACCTGCTGCCGCAAACCTTGGGCCAAGTCATCGAGGAATGCCTGGCCGGCAACATCCCCAATCCGCAAACCTTCATCCACGCCCGCAAGATCGCCCTGCGCACCCAGCCAGGCCAAACCCTACGCCCCACCCTACTCACCCGCGCCTTTGCCGATGCCCGCGATAAGGCCGGCTATGGCGGCGAGGACCACCCCACCACCTTCCACGAGATCCGCTCGCTATCCAGCCGCCTCTACGAAGCCACCCATGGCAAAGTCTTTGCCCAGCGACTGCTGGGCCACAAGAACGCCAGCACAACCGATCTATACCTGGATGCGCGCGGGGCGGAGTGGGTGACGGTATCGCAAAATTCATAACCATGCAGTATGATTAACAAATTCGGTCAACATAAAATATTGGCTAATTTCAGGAGAGAATATGGAATTCACACCTACCAATCAAATCAGCATTCTATTTGACAAACGCCTGAATTGCTTCTCAGCTTCAGGAATTATGCCGGCGGGTCAGTACTTAGACTTTATCGAAGAGGTACACAAAGAAAATGGCGGGATAGATGGGCAACGTAATGTATTAAAAACAAAAACAGCAATTGTCATAAGAAATAGAATGATTTCCGATATTAAAAACGGAACCATTCTCCCCCATATTGTGCTAGGTGCCACACTATCAAAAAAAAGACTAGAAGAGCTCAAATTAGTCACAAACAATGATCAGCTTATTTCATTTATTTTAAAAATAACTGCAGAAGAAATATCCATCATCGATGGAATGCAAAGAACTGCAGCCTTAAAGCAGGCCAACATTAACGGCTCAATTTCTAATCATCCAATTAGATTTGAGCTCTGGGCCACAGAAGACATTGGTTCTCTTATCTATAGAATGCTTGTACTCAACACTGGACAAGTCCCGTGGGATATCAAAAGACAGCTAGAAACCGTATACAAACAAGTATTGAAAAAATTAAAAGAAATAGTACCCGACATGAAGTTAATAGAGCTGGATGATGGAGAACGAAGAAGCTTTGCAGGCGAATACCGTGCAGCATTAGTTATTGAACAGTTCCTTGCATTTACATCCCGAAGCCCTCATGTCGACATAAAAGAACGAATCGCCGAAGATTTTGCCAGGATGGATGCAACAGACATTCTCTCACAAGAAAATGTTTTGCTAACATTTGGTTTTATTTTACATCACATGTACTTATTAGATATTATTTTTAATTTATATGCACCCGCACTTGACCAGGCTGAACAAGAGGAGCGCGCTCGATTCCGAAAAGGAATGGATATATTTACCAGCGCTCCCGCATGCATTGGTTTTGTAGCAGCCGCATCTGCCTACATATTAGGCGAGTCGGGATATGACGTAACCGCTGAAGAGCAAAAAGCAAAGCTAAAAACACTGAAAACTTCAATTGAAGAAATACGAAGGAAAGCATTTGAAGCCAATCAGAGTGGTAGTTTAGAAAATTTCATGGATTTTGCTTCTTTGAATCAAAAGCTTTCTGTAAAAGTTGGCAAAGTAGGTGAGTACGAAAGAGAATTTTTCTACAAAGCATTTATGCATTTAATAGAAAATGCAGATCGCCTTACTAGTCTTACGCCTTGCTGGATGACACGAGTAAAATGACAGCCAATGTAGACAAGCTAAAGTATCGAGTATTTGACAATATCTGGCCATGGTTCACTGGTGGAGCCGACTTCGACCTCTCTCCTCCCTCTTGGGCAAATCATAGAAGCATCAATGAGCTAGAACACCACACAAAGATTATTGACATTCATGCCGGAGGTGCATTTTATACTTTCTCAATAGAAAGAACTACATACATTGCTGCAAAGCGATTTAATCCACTTGATGAGCAAATTGATCAATTATTATCAGATGACAATATTGATTTTAAAATTGTAAATTCGAGCACTCCCAATCGGGACTACATTTTTCTAAATGCTATTTATAAATTACAAGTAGGCCTGGAAAAAACAGAGCAATCAAAGAGGGAAATAGATAACATCATGGCTCCATTTGCAGTGCCTGGAGCCACCATTGACTTTCTCCTCCCCTTGCTTGAAAAATTTTACGTATTTGAGTGCAAACCTAAGAGAGTTGAATTTATAAAGTCCGGGAATCAAATGGCTTTCTATCTCGCAACATACAATTCAACATCAAGCAAAGCACACCTCTCACCTCAAACAATCGATAGAATTAGATGCTTAATACTAGAAGATATTAAATACATACCCTACAACAATTTGATTCATTCCATTTTCAACAACAAAATTGAGTACTCTTTTCTAGAAATATACAAATGCATGGAGCTTGTCTTTTCCATCCCAAGAATACTTGACCTTAAAACCCAACTTCAGACACTAACAAATACTACCCATTTAGCTGGGCTGGATGTTAAAGAGCTTGCAGTCGCTTGCTCCAAACAGCTTGGCTGGCGAAGAGTGGAACGTGACTCAATAAAAAAACTTTTCAAAACTTGCTATGACATAGACAACAGCATTTTCAATCTTGTCACCTGCAGCTTCTCACAAAACAAATCCTTGTTCAAAAACAGGGTCATTGACTCTGAAAAAGCACTTGATGATTTTGTTTCTGATTTTTATTACATTAGAAATCAAATTGCTCATCAGTTTTGGACCGATGACATCATAAGCATTTCAAACAGCGAGTATGATGATTTAATATTCTTCACTGCAACTGCAATTTCTATCATATATAATCATTTCCTTTCTGCCCAACCCTAA